ATCAACGAGGCTATCCTTCACTATCACCGAACTGAGAGGGTCGAGGGAATGTCATGCTCTGATGCGGCCTTGGCGATCAAGGCGCATGAGAGCAGAGTTCAAGTGCTGCAGGAAGAGTTGAAGGGCTATCAAGGAGTGAGAGGATTATGGCGCGTAATACGTGGATGAGAATAATGGAGATGGCATTCGGCCTCTTGAATGAGATCGATGTGGCATTGAACGAGGTGGACGATGAACCCTCTGCAGAGGATAACGGGCAGCAGAATATAGACGATGATGACCCTCTGACTCTGTGGGGCCTGACCGATCAGGACATAGGCGATGTGATCCATGAGACTGAGACTCTTCACATCATAGACATCTGCATACGATGTGGGGATGTCCTTGAAGCGTGTGGGTGTTATTGAGGCGTTTAGCCCCTACTTGAAGGGGTATATTTTTTCTCGACCCCTCAAATCTCGCTGTTTTCGGGGTATAATCCGAGGATATCAGCGAAGACTTTTCCGACCAATCCCCCGACTCCCGGCATCGCTGAGAGGCCGGCGGCGGTGATCGCTTGGTCCCGTTGAGAGACGAAGGAGTCAATGACCCCCTGAACAGATAGTTCGTCCGAGACTAGGAACGTGAATGACGCGCCAGTGATCCCGACAGCGGCTAGAATACTGAGGAAGGTTATCATCCCCGTTACGTCGTTCATCAGGTTGACAGCGGGGGTTGCGATATTGTTGAACTGCATCGAGCCAAGCCATCCGTCCAGCATGTCCCTCTCGGATCGTCCGAGGACGATCTCATGACGGATGACCTTGTCAGGCTTGGGCTTAGGCATCGGGCATCACCGGGAAATTGTCCGCTGCGTCATTGGCTGTTTCATGGTCCTGTGGAAGATCGCGGAGGGCTTGTCGGTAGTCCTTCCACGCGTTAGGGAGAACTCGGTCCTTGACGGCACGCCAATCGCTCTTGGCTAATTCGTCGTTCCTGACTGAGCGCACATGATCCCAGTCGACATCAAACCAGACGGGTTCTCCGCCATTGGTGGTTATGGTTCTGAATATCATGCTTCCAACCACACCCACATACGGGCGGTCCAACCGGAGCCGCCGCTCCATAGATCATCGGCACTCACATCAGCGGGTGCGCTTGTTAGGGCTGTATCAGATTGCACACCTAACCCCATGTTGGAGTTCACAGTGGCGGCATTGTCAGCGAATAATTGACCCATTGAACTATTGGAGGATGCTGTTGAAAGGGTCGGGTTTTCGGTGCCTGATTTGTTGACACTGTAATAATACATCTCGCCAGCGGTAAATGTCAGCGATCCAGTAGAGGCCTCAGTGAATGAGGTCACTCTCTGAATCCCCGTTGAGTCGGTGGAGATCGTAGCATACCCCAGCATAGTAGCAGGGAGGCCGTTTGTGCCTGAGTAGAATGCGACATACATGTTCTGACTAGTTGTCGCCACAGTGACGTTGATGTTCACAGCGGAAGGAGCCCCAGAGAACGGGGCTATGAACGGATTATGGAATTGATACTCGGAGTATTGTGCAACGGTAGCCGTTCCTGCATTGGAAGCGATAGGGGATTGTATGGCGATGTTCCAGAACGATCCGCCATAACCTGATGCGACGTTGAAAGGGGTGGTGTTCTGCCACGTTGTCCCCCCGCTGGCAGCAGTAAGCAACCCGTTCCATTCACCCTTGACGGATAATCGTGCCAAATTCACCAAAACCAATTTCCTCAGTTCATCTTCATTGAGATTCTCGATGGAAATAGGATCGCCAACGGACTTGAGGGTCGCTTGACTGACGTTCTCTAGGTCTTGGTTCTGCAATAGGGGGTATATCCTACGCGATCTCTCAGAGTCTGGTAGCGGTGGCGTCATAGAATCCCCTCCCATTCGCCCTTGCATGTCAATCGTGCGAGGTTGATCAGGACGATTCTTCTCAATTCGTCCTCGTTCATGTCCTCGATGGCTATGGGTTGACCCACTGGCGCGAACTGATCGAAGGAGATTGACAGGTTCTTGTTCTGCAACAGTGGGTAAACCCTCTTTGACTTGGTCGCATCAGGCAGGGGCATTCACATCAGCCCCAGGAATAACCACATCAGACCATCCAATTGAACGGGTTGTTGTGATCGAGCGAGAGGGGGAACGTAGGGAATCCCGTAGTCCTTGAAGTATTCAGTCTTAGTGACATCGAAGGGCATGTTCTGATTTGGCCCTGTTTGCTGACCGGCACGATCGAAGTCGGAGGATATCATGCAATCACTTTCACTTCAATAGGTTGAGCCAACGCTTGCACATTCGGCGGATCGACTCCAATTCCTTCAAGGAAATTTTAGAGTCCGGGGCAAAATACAACTTCTCAGTTTTGGAGTAGATTGCCTTAACCGCTCTTTTTTGTTGAGCCTTCGTCATCTTCGCCATACGATCACGCATTGGTTAGGAACTGTGCCTTGTAGTTCAGAGCGACGGGTACGTTGTACGCTGGGACGAATTGCGGTTGTTCCTTGGCAGGGTCCGACACTGGGCATGCGCCCACGACGTTACCCAGTGCATCGACGACGTAGAATCCGCTTGTCTCGATCTTGGCTCCATCGACTGAATTTCCTGACCACTTGATTATTCGGTCGCCGAATAACGTATTTCCAATATCGTTGCCAGTTTGGAGATCTGTTAATTCCACCGTGGCCGCCCCACTGGCGGTGGCGGTGAAGATTCGGGAGACTCCCGAAGCGGTATAGCACCACATGGCTGCGGTACGCGCAGCCGCAGTTGTATTGAGAACCCGGACCTTATCGCCCGCTTTCAGTTGGTAGGGGGCGCATAGAGGGGGCACTTCCTGTTGGACTCCCTTGACTCCGCACGGGATGATACTGGCAATGAGTCCCTGCGAGAGAATGTAGCAGTAACTGACCCCGTTATCACACCCTACGAAGCCAGCCGTGATGACTTTCCCGGGTGCGTAGTCGCCCACGTTCTGGGCTGACACGGTATATACGGTGTCAGTGGTGAGATCGGCCTCCGTTCCCTCGGCGATATCTAGTTTGAGGGGGATTGTCGTGCCATCACTGCATGTCAGGGATCCATTTACTGTATTAGTTGCCATATTTCATCACCTACCTACAAGGACACTCCAAGTCCCAAGGGTCGAATCACCTTGTTCGCCTCTCTGAATGGCTTTGACATGACCTTGCGGAAGATCTTGGCCCCTGCGTTGAATGTTATGGCCTGAATCATCATGCCGGCCGCGTTTGCAGACACGTTAGCATTCATCTGTGAGAAGGCCGCGCTCGGGTTTTGCAGTAGATCGCCCAGTGATATCGCACCAGCACCAGTTAGGGAGCCGCTTGTCGTATAACCGATATCGGCCTTCCCTGTTATCATACCATACGGGCTTGTTCCCGCAATTCCCTGTGTTAAAATGGCCAAGTTTCCATAGCCGACTGCCATTGAATACAGCGACTTTGTCCTTGGCGATCTTCGCCTCTTTGCTTTCGACCTTCTACGAGCCATAGATCACCCGGGGGCGCACTTCGCTATTCAACATTCGGAAGGAACTGCCCGGTGGGGGCACGTTGGGGGGTGCCTTCGTTCATTTTTCCAATTAGCATTTGAGCAATCGCAGCCTGCAACGGGTTTGGTTGCTCAATCCCCTCGATGCCACCCTCCTGAATCACCTTCTGGATCGCTCCGGCCAGTTTCTCGTCCAGTTCTTGGAACAGTTCCAGTATCAAACCTATGCCACGGGATGCGAGAAACGCCATGAACGCTAAGTTGACACCCTGCACAGCCAAAACGGTGAGAATAAGCATGATCTCCAACTCCATTCCCCACACCTCCGCGACGCCCCTCCGACCACACCCCCATTCATCAAATTATGGTTCCCTGAGATCGACCCGGCCCGCGTGGGGGGGTGAATCCCCCCCGGACGGGGGCCAATCTTGATGTACCGCGAGGATTAGGGAGGGCATACCGCCTCACGTTGCACGCTATCGCGCAATCCAGACCAACCGCGTGCCGTCGGCGGCCCTGATCGGGCCACGACGCCGCCCGATTTTTGCCCGACTGCTGATATTATGGGAAATTAGGCCAGTTTCATTAATAATGTCTATAAGCAACCTCGGACTCGGAGGATCATGGCACGATATGGAATCAAGACGAAGAGCCCGCTCATCTTCTGCGGCCAGTGGAAGCACGGGCAACATAAGGACGGATGTGGAAAGACGAGCGCGGAGGTTGACCTCTGGATGTGTTCACATCCACATTGGTTGTGCAGGGCATGCTTGTCCAAGGTTGAAAGCGAGTTGGCATGATGGGCAGTAGATCGTTCAACGCATGGGAGTCCGTCAGCAAGATACTCGACGGCATCCCTGACGGTCGCTACGCATGGAGGCACAAGCACCTCCCAGTGTCGGTGACAGTAAGGGAGATGATCGGGGAGAAGGTCGTCGGGACGCCTTGGAGCAGCCGAAGCAAATTCATCAATGAGGCCATCCTCCACTACTACCGGACCGAGAGGGTAGAGGGAATGTCATGCTCCGACGCAGCTCTAGCGATCAAGGCGCATGAGAGCAGGGTTCAGGAGCTTGAGGAAGAGTTGAAGGGCTATCAAGGAGTGAGAGGATTATGGCGCGTAATACGTGGATGAGAATAATGGAGATGGCATTCGGCCTCTTGAATGAGATCGATGTGGCATTGAACGAGGTGGACGAGGAGCCCCCTGTCGAGGAAGACGGCCAGCAGAGTGTTGACGATGACGATCCGTTGACCCTCTGGGGCCTGAGCGATCAGGACATAGGCGATGTGATCCATGAGACGGAGACTCTTCACATCATAGACATCTGCACAAGATGCGGTGATGTGTTGGAAGCGTGTGGGTGTTATTGATGCCGGAGCACCCTGATTCTGTTTGGTTACATTGTGTGAACCCAATTTGTATATCTGAAGATAATGAGGATGAATATTGGATCTGTGGCGGTTGTCCTGTTTGTGAGGAGGAAGAGGAATGAAGGATTTGTGGCGGGATTCCTGTTGCGAATGCGATTGCCGGCTGCAATGGGTCGGAGGCAATCGTTGGGAATGCGGGTGTGAAGAGGAATGATAGATCTATTATGCGCACGACCTGGTTGCAGCACTAGAATTGAGGTTGGTTATGTCAGGACGACTAGACAATGCGCTCGTTGTCTTCGTATCCATGGTCAATGGAGGAAGGGACAGGAATGACCACGAAGGACTTGATCCGCCGCCATCGGATCATGAAGCAACTCAGGCAGATGAAGAGGCGTTTACCCCCTACTTGAAGGGTCATTTTTTTTCTCGACCCCTCAAATCAGGCTAGTTTGAGGGCGTTATTCGTCCGGTGTCAGGAGTCCTCGTTGGAAGTCTCCGATCCCCTCAAGGAACCTGAGAATGTCGCCTGCGATCCCCGGGGTGTAGTCAGACACTCTCGGACCGCTACCGGGAATAGCGGCAACGCCCTGGGCCTTTTGCTGTCTCCAGAAAGTGGCGATGTCCGTATAGAGATCGCTGACATCATTGGGGGTTGGAATCCCTGTCTCCTTCCCTGTGACGATTTCGTAGATCGTGACAATCGCATACAGCGCGGAAGCGTCACTCAGAAGAGCGACCATTGGAGTGAGTAGATTCTTCGCGCTGACCGTAGCGAAGAACGGTTCAATCA